GATTACCATGAGTAACGTCATCAATCCTAAAGTAGTGATTGTGCCTACGCATAAGGTCAGTAAGGTAAGGTAATGCTGCATTCTTTAGACTCCCTTTTTCAATACCAACTGCTACGGGTTCGTACTTAACAACTGCAGACATTATCTGAGAACAAGTCTCTTTAATATCCCATCTACCATGTAATACATCTGCGATCCACCAACCACCATCGTGGACCTTGACAACAGCTATAGCCGTTTCATCAAGCTTTTTATTTTTATTACCTGACTCTCTATCCACATTGATAAAGCCAGCCAAGTCAACTGCAACGAAATAACGACCTTCACTAGGTTCTTCTTCATCTATTTTTATCCAATCTTCTTTAAATAAATCACGACTTGCTGCTTCAAAGGAAGCTAAGAACTCTTGTCTAAACGCAAAGCTAGACATAGATAACTTAGCGGCTTCAATCTCATCCTTTGGAAGAAGAGGATTATCATAAGAAGTGTAGTGAAACGACTTCCAATCCTTATCCTTCTCTCCCTCAGAGTATTTAAATAACTCGTAGAAGTGATTACGCCCTTTAGGTGTCCCAATAAATAGAGCACCACCCCTAACGTCTGCTAACGCTGGTCTCAAGATCTGTTCGAATACCTGAGGTTTCATGTCAGCATACTCATCGATTACAACGTATGCTAGACCAACACCCCGAAGAGTATCTGGTCTATCAGAACCCTTAAGGTAAATCTTACGTCCATTAATAAGAGTCAACACTGAGGTATTCTCGTGGGCAGATGCTGTCACATCTCGTGCTATCTCTTTTAGAAGAGACCAGAGAATATCCCTTGCTTGCTGATAAGTAGGTGCTACGTAGAACACATCCTTCTCAGTACTCTTTAGTGCCTCAATGATCAAGGTCCAAGCTGCTAGACGAGACTTACCAAAGCGTCGTCCTGCTGCAACTACTTTGAACCTATGTGGATCGTTGAATATCTCTAACTGTTTATCGTGAAGCTTTACCTGTAGATTTGCCATAGATTAGAAGGAGAATCCACCTTTAATCATAAGGTCATATCCTTTGGGTGTTAGTCTACCTGATGCATCTACAAAGCCATTGTCAGATAGTTGTTTGTGAAATTGACCATAGACTTCAGGAGTCTTAGTGTTAGCATCATAACCAAACCCAGCATCCATACTATTACTTCTATCTACCATTGGTATTTGAAAAGAAGTATCTAAAGACCTATCAGTAGCATTCACCTGGAACCCATCTCCTTGATAACTACCATAGTAATTACCTTTAGTATCAGTTCCCATATTATAGGGACCAGTTGCATAGTTTATATTGTTTACACCAGCTGTAGTACCAGAAGCAGATAACTCACCCTCAGGTGTATAGTAAGAACCTCTAACATTGGTAGGTCCACCTAGTTGTTTAGAAGCCCCTACTGAACCATACTGTCCTTCATAGGATACATCTCCCTGTAGGACTCTAGAAGCTAGGTCTCCTAAAAGAGAAAGAGACATATTACCTAACTTCTTAGAAAGATTTATAGGTCCAGAGGGAACTAGACCATACTGAGTGAATTTATTACTCTCATCCATTTTCTATCTCTTCCTCTGTATACTCTGCTTCAATCGGGTCTTCGTTTTCTTTTATGCCTACTTCACCTACACCCATGATCTGAATAGTAATCCCCTTGTTACCCTTATTCTCTTTCTCGAAATAAGATGTAGGGATCATGCGATCTATAAGCAGTTTGAGACAAGCCATCTGATCAGAGTCGTTGTCATCTAAAGCTTTGTCCATTACTTTCTTTACTACAAGAGTACTCTTACCTGTGAGCATAGCAGCAAGAATCTCTTGCGACTTAGCCTTAGTTTTCTCTGGTAGAATAGCAGGTGGAGTGTAGTCCCTTTTAGGAGGAGCAACCTTAACGGTTAATCCAAGAGCAGCTCTAATCTTGTTAGTCTCCTCTCTACTTCTCCTACCCTTTCTACGAGGCTTGGTAGCCTTTGCCGTATCTTTTACGTCTTCCATTTAGTTGTTCCCAGGTTTAGACCTCTTGCGTTTTACTTCCTTTGCTGCATTCGCTTTAGCCGAGATGACTCGTACATTAGACTTCTTAGTAGAACCCCCAGAGTCTAACGGCTTCTTGTGATCCGCTTGTCTGGGGTCCCCTACTTTAAGTCCAGAGTCTTTACGAGCTTTATTACGAGCAGCACGGTCTTTAACACGCTTCTTACTTTGTTCGTGTTCCCAGTCTAACTCTTTTTTATAATCTCGTTTACCGTTTGTGGTAAAAGGCATACTGGTTATCTTACTTCTTTAGAGTACGTTTAACGTTAGGAAGAACTGCTTTAGGATTACCGCTACCTACAGGACCACCTTTACCAACACCCATTGGTTTCGGTTTACCAACCAAGTTAGGATTAATCTTACCAACTTTATTAGTGACTTCTTTCGGAACTAGACGAGAACCCATACCAGCTTTTCCTGCTACTTTACCTGCCGCTTTGCCTACAGCCTTTGCTACGTTTTTAAATATACCCATAAGATACATCCTTTTTCTTTAAGAATAAGAGGAATTAAATATTAGTAGTAGTTAAATTCTAACTAACTATGTAATCATTATAACATAGAAGAATCTAAAAGTCAAGTAAAACTTAAAGAAGAAAGAATATTTATTTTATTTAAGAGAAAGGATATTGACTTTAGATTAAAAATATGGTATAATAGTACTATATAGTAAACACAAAGTAAAACACAAACTAAAATCTAGTATTTAGATTAAGAGATACTTTGAGTAATGTCTCAGATCTATATAGTCTCTTAAACGCCCTCCTTTGTTTGTTAGAACCCCTTCTCTTTGAGATAGTCCAATTTAGCCTTTGTTGTGTCTAAGTAGGTACATCATAAATTCTCTTGTTAACACACATGACACCCCCCCCCTATCTAGTTCTATGTAGCACTCTGTCTTACCTTCGGTAAGTTAAAGACAGAAGTGTTTGACCTATGTGTAGTATACGATGTAGTATCTATGTAGTATACTCATACTCTATCTCTAACTCTCTTAGTATCTTTATGTGTAATCTTTATTGTCTAATTTATTTTAGCAGATGGATATGGATGATGTGGTGCACTATAGGTTACATTATATGTAGTTCTTACATGTGTTACATAATACTTTGTAGCTATTACATATTATAATATATGTTATTGATTATTATAGTATTTTAAGTGTGCGTTTTAGCACGCACTAAATTCAAAATCAAAGTTCAAAATCTAGTTGAGTCTAACGCTTTCTTATCACTCGCTTACGCTCGTTATACGACATCCTGTCGTGCTTGGTAGTGCACGTTTCGCTCGAGTCCCTCGCTCATTAGAGTATGGCATGACGGTCGCTGTCGCTACCCTGATGAACCTACGGTGAAGAGAGAGGATTACGCTATCCTTTGATAGCGGATTATACAGCTATTAACTTATAGATTATCAATGACTTCACTTCGTGATTTTCTTTGTCGGACAACAACAAAGAAAACCGCAGCTCACGCTGTTCTTATGAAACAATTTCATTGCCCTATCTGCATGATTACAGTTATAGATTGTGTTTGAGTGTGACAACTAAGACCAATGAAATTCTTTCAACGAATCATTGACAACCTATAAGGTTAACTCTGTCGATGACGCAATCAGAGGATAACATAACCCTCTCATTTATTATCTTAATCTTTATATGGAGTATCTATTATGGAAAACTTAATATTATTAATAACTTTTATCTGGACTTTGTGTATGGTATTTGGTGTAGCTGATTTATGTGTTACACTTATAGCTAATCACAAACATACTAAACATTCTAAACTTAATGGTTTCAATTATAAACTTTAAAGAATTAACAACCGAACGAGGTAGCGGTTACTACCTCACATTACTTAAACTTATATAAAGGAAATACAATCATGACACAAGCTACACTTACACAATCTAACTTCACATTTCAAACAATTATAGCAGGTGAGAAAGGTGAAACATTACAACATCTAGGTGCTCGTAACTTGTTATGGCACATCGGTGGTGCTATTGCTCGTCACCCTGTAACTAATGGTTACGGTTTAACAAAAGAACAAATCATTGAAGGTGGTGAGGTTGCTTTCACACCTGATGACGCACCAAAACCACAAGCTGCTGACCTTGGCACATTGGTAGATGCATTCACCTACTTGACTAATCGTCTAACAAATCTAGCTGAGTTTGAGGATTACGATACACGAACAGGTGCACCAATCAATCCGTTCGCTTGGTATAACATTCCAACACTTGAGAGTTATGTTCGTAACTTCCAAAACTACAAGGCAGGTCGAGTTAACACTCAGCGTCAAGACCAAGCTAAAGCTCTAGGTATCAAGACTGATATCCCTTTGAAAGATGTATCATCAGAAGTTGATGAGTTGGTAGCAAATGCTATGGCAGAGATTAGCGGTGTGTATGACAAAGAATGCACATTGCAAGATTTAGAGGAAGCAATCGCAGAGTTAAAGATTGACCCTCTATACATTATCCACCAGTCAGCAGTAGGTATGCTAGACCGTGCTAAAGCAAGTCTAATGGCAGGTAAAGCAGGTTACATTGACCCTGAGATTCTAGCCTTCGCTCGTTGGACTTGTCGTCCGCAACAAGGTATGGTAGCACCGCAAGACTAAGTAAGTGTAGCATATAAGCCCACCAAAACATCGGTGGGTTTTTTATTTGTCTCTCAATTATTGTAAAGTTGCTAAAAAATGCCACTCGCTCATATGCATTCGCTCGTCCCTTTCGTTCGCTTACGCTCTCTCTATAGCCCTCACCTACGGTTCGGGTAGGTCAAGGGCGGGGAGAGACGGTCATACAGGGGGCGAATCAAATTATATTTAATAAAGGATCCTATTGTGAAATTACTATTAGGTTTAGTAAGTGTATTAATTATTCTAGTATCTGTTGACTTATCATCAAATGTGTGCTATGTAGTCCTAACAGATAGAAATGGACAACACTCAATCTTAACAGGAACTCGAGACTATTATGATAATCTCTAAATATTCGACTGATACATTAAATGAAATGTATTGTCACTTGTATTTTAAGAAGTTTAATAGACTTCCTAAAAGTAGTAGCAGTATAGACCGTAAGACCTTGATACAGTTAGTATCGAGTTTATCAACCAAGGAGACCGTAAATGAGACCGTTTACCCAAAGTCAATTTAGGAACTATAATTATGAAATCCCTAATCTACATCCAGACTTTAAGATGGAGATTGTAGAGGGCTACAATAGTTATGGAACAGAAGTAACACTTAAGAAGTATTATATCAAAGGTAGTGCTATAACTCTTACAAGAGATATGGCAATTATCAATGAAGAATGGTATCAGATATTCTCAGCCCTCC